CTGAGCCTGGAACTCTTGTGCCAGAGCCGCCTTAGCGGACTCCACGGCGGAGTTCTTCTCAGTCCGGTAACGTGCGGCTTCGTTGCGAAGCTCGGTGACGTAGTCTTTGCTGAAGGTCTCCGGAGTAAGAGTCGCCTGGACTCCTGCGGTGGTGACGGTGTCAGCTGAGGGTGAGGGTGTTGCGTCGGACATGTTTGTGCGCCTCCAGCGCTAAGGACCCCACCAGGGGGTCGGTTAGATGAGTCACGCGGCCAATCCCGCGAACTCTGCCATATTCACTTCACCGCGAGATATTCTCCTGCGGATGGCGTTTACGGTGTCTTCACTCAAGGTGATACGTTCACCTTTGTTCTTGCCGGTGGTGTGTACCCTACCCGGCGAGTTCTGTCGAAGCTCTGCGGCTTCCTTGCCTGCCTCAACCCAGAGGGCTTCGGCGTTCTTCCAGGCGTCCCTACCGGGCCACTCCGATATCTTGAATACCGGAACTACCTTGCAGTCGCAGCCTGCGTGCCATTGCTCCATGAAGTCGGTGACATCTTTCCCGTCAGCGACAGCCTGGATCGCTTGCTCTGTCTCCATGTCGAGACCAGCCGTATTCGCCTCCAGATAGACAGGGCCACGCGAGATGAGCATCAGGCACCAGGCGCAAGTCTCCTTGCCCGTAGCAACCCTAGCCCAACCCCGCACGACCTGACCACCGAACTGACCCTTGCGGGAGTCCTTGGCGTAGGCGTCGAGTGCCATGTCCTCCTGGACGGCGTGGATGATCTGACGCCTCCCGGCGTTCTCAACCTCACGAACCGTCTGAAGAGTCAGGTGAACGATCGCCTTCTGCTTCTGGGTCTTCTGCAGCCTGCTCCCGTCGAGCAGCTGAGCCAGGTCGGGGGTATTGACGAGACCGGACTCTGCTGGACCGGAGGGCACCACCCGGGTGACCTCCATGACCTTCTTACGGGCTGGCTCCATATCCTTCACGAACTGCCGGAAGTCCGTACCCTCTAGGTAGCGGTCGTGCCGTTCGAGTTGCGGGACGTGGAACTGACGCTGCTGGTCGTAGTAATCCCTCGCCAGGGTAGCCGACTGCTCACGCATACGGGATACTTCTGGGAAGAGAACCTGGAGAAGCTGAACCCACTGCTGGACGGTGAACCCTGTCGTGATGACGAGGGAGCCGACCGAAACGGTGTAGGACGCTATCTGGGCGGCTAGAGCCGCCTGTGCAGCTGCATATTCTTCTGCTGTCACGGCTTAGCCGCCGTGGACGGTGTCTTTACCCCCTGAGAGGCCTGTGGAGCGACTTTGGGGGTTGTCTGGGGTGATTGTACCTGAGAGGGTCCTGCGGACGCTCCTGGGCCTGCTACGGCCCCAAGAAGGCCCATAGGGTTCTCTTGGTCATCCCAGACCTTCATCTCTTCACGTTCGGTCACGGAGTAGCCCAGGTCGATACGGGCACGCTCCTTCGGGATCACTCCCAGTCCGTTGGCGTAGAGCTTGGAGACTGCGTCGGCCTTAGCGGCGTAGGTCGGAGTAGACGGGTCTCTCCAGATGGACTCCATCCGGAAGTAGTCCGGAGGAAGTGTACTGCCCTTCATCACCAGATAGGCGACACGCATAGCCTGCTCCCAGGCCCCACCGAAGACGAGGTTCTTACGCTCGACGTGCTTGACCAGACGAGACTCAGAGGCCCTGATGGCCTCAGCAGAGGCCGGGTTGTCCGAAGAGGTCGATAGGTACTGCGGGGGGAGTCCGGTATAGGCGGCTACCTGCTTGGCAATCTCCTGGAGTGCGTCCGTGAAGTTCCGAAGCTCCGCAGCAGAGAACTGCTGTGCCTTGGAGTCGGGGTCCTCGAACGCCAGGATGCGAGCCAGGTAGGCGTCGAACAGAGACTGGCCGGTGTCAGGATCGACACCAAGCTCTTCCGGCTTCACGCCGAACAGGAGCCTCTGGGGGACCGCCATCAGTTCTGCGGTGGCCTGCATGTTCATCAGGATACGGGCAGCGGCGTCGGTCATCGACCGAAGCTCAGGGGTAATCTCCGAAGTCCCGTAGAGGTCGGAGAGCCGGGTCCGGTTGGAGAGCGGGATGACCGGGACGATCCCCAGGTTGTGGGGGACGTTGATGACCGGCTTCCAGGCCCCGGCCTCCTTCACCCATCCCAGCGTCTTGTCGGGGAGGTAGAGGGTAGCCATGATGATCTGAGTACCGTCATCGTCGTAGACGGCGCGGATAGCCTCAGTCACCTGGCGGGTTCGGGTATCGATGGCGGCGTAGAGAGCCGTAGGCGGCTCGACACGGATGATCGGGACGTTGGGGTCCACACCGATATCGATCTTCGGGTCCGGCTTGGAGACTGTGATGTAGGACCGTCCGTGGACGAGTGCGTCCGTATGCCCCAGCGTGGACTCTATGTCCAGGTTGTTGGCGACGTACCAGTCCCAGAGGTCCGCATCAGCCTGGTCGGCCCCGCCCAACCGGAAGCCCTCAAGCTCCTGGCGCTCCGCTACGGAGTCGATGTAGAGGCGGGGATAGCCGACGTGGGCTAGCAGCTTCTGCATCTGGGTCGGGACCGTGACGCCGATAGCGTCAGGTCTGCGTTCCGCGTTGTAGTATGCGGTGTTGTCCGACAGAGTCCTGGTCTTCTCCTCGAACAGGTTAAGCATCCTGTCACGTTCGGCTTCTACGTCTGTAATCTTCGGGGGAGCTAGCGGACTAGTCACTACCGGATCACCGTTGCCCTTCCTGTTCTAGACCGCTTGCTCATGAGGTACTCCTGTCGAGCGCCAAACGCCAACACAGCGCATACGGCGGCGTCGATCTTGCGGCTGGAGTCCTTAGTCGCCTTACGTATGCTGATCGCGTCGTAAGTAGTCGGGTGTCTGCGTGCGTTTAGTATGTGCTGCTTCAGCGTAGGATTACCGTCGTGGTACAGTTCCTTCTCCAAGACGGCATCCAAGAACCTTTCGCAGTCGAAGGCGAACTTCTTCTGCTGACCGCGCATATCGAACGCAATCGGATGACCAGGCGAGGCGTTGACCTTGACCTGCTTCTTGAAGTCCCGGCCCCACTGATCGACGTAGGCCTCGAACTCTTTCACGTCTGCGCGGAAGGAGACTACGTCATACCTCTCGAAGCAGGACCGAACTACGGCATCCACGTCCTCCCGGGGAACCTCCCCGGTCGGGAACTCGTCGGGGTTCCAGGTTCGGATCAGGAACAGCATCCCGTCATTGATCCGGCAGGCCACCAGGGCCGTCCAGTCATTCGACTTGGAGCCGTCGAAGCCCAGGCTGATCTGGTCCCCCTTCTTCAGGGCGAACAGTTCGTCGGTGAGGGCTAGCTGGTTCCATTCGTTGGGAGCGATCCAGCTGTCTTCGTGGGCGTTGATCTGGTTCAGGAACTTGCGGCGGGACTCTGATACGGGGTTCTTCGTGTCCAGGACCGACTTGATGATGTCATCGATCGGGAGCCAGGTAGAATCCCCTCGCGCTACCAGCAGTCCCTCACGGAGGCGCTGGAGGCCCTTCTCGAACCCTTCTGGGTCCTCCCTCTTCGAGGGAATCTCAGAGAGCGGAGTGTCTGCAGGTGCCTCTACGGCGTCATAGAGCTTGGCCGTATCGATCGCCTTACCCGACACTACGTCCTGGTAGGAGTCCCAGTCCCGCTCTGCCACCGAATCCCTGCCCGGGATGTGGGCGTTGCAGATGGACAGGGTCCTGGAGCCTGCGATCTTCGTGACGTTACCTTCGATGACGTGGGCCATAGCCAGTCCATCGTTGGTCTCCACCCACTCCTGGGTCTCGTTTCGGATGACCAGCGTAGGCCGGTTACCCTCCATCGATGCCGGGGAGGAGGTCACAGCCTCAATCTGACCACCGGCAGCGGAGTAGATGACAAACTTGTTAACTTCGAGGCCGTAGTCCTCTTTCAGCTGGGCGGAGACCATCACCGGGAATAGCCGGAAGGTGTTCTTCGTCTGCTCCTGGGATACGGCTGCGATCTGAACCCAGGCGGCGTGGCGGAACTTGCCCACCGGCTCCCCGGTCAGACCGTCGAAGCGGGAGAATGCTACGGGTCCGCAGAGTTCTGCCAGCGCGATGGCGGCAGCCATAGGGTCCTTGCCGTGCCCCTTCATACGGCGGAAGACCGACTCGCGGTAGAGGTACTTGCCCTCTTCGTCTATGGCGTAGAACCACAGGGTGAACCTGGCCTGCTCCAGCGTCGGCATGAATGCCGAACCGGCGTGTTCCCCTCCCGGTGTCCGGACATACTGCGCCCACCAGTTCAGGATACCCCAGCCAAGGGTCCTCTCAGGCAGATGCCAACCTCCATCGACCAGGCGCTGCCACACCGGGCCAATGACATGCGGGGGAGTAGGAGCAAGCTCCACTGGGTTACCCACTCCTACTCCTTCCGTATGACTAGACCGCCGGGGGAACTTCCTCGACGGGCGGCTCGGGCAGGGCGTCCGGCACGATGTCATCCACCGACTGGACGGCATCCTTCAGTGCGGTGAAGTCGAGAACCTCACCAGCCGAAGCGGCGGCTTCCAGTTCCGCGATCTTCGCCAGAACCTCGGCCTTGGCCTTCACGACCTGGGCGGTGACCTGATCGACTACGTCTTGTGCTGCTGACACTATAACTCCTTTGAGTTCATGGGTGGATAGGACGCCGACAGCCAGGACGGCTGCCAACACTAGGGCGGTCGCTACCGGGGACATCAGAGCCTGGGCAGGCTATTCAGTACCTGGGACGCGAGAGGCCCCAGAACGGGGACCTGGTTGACGGCGGAGGACACTGCGTCCCGCACCTTATCCAGATCGGACTGAGCCTTCTGAACCTGAGCCACGACCACCGGGATGTTCGAGATGACGGCGTCAGCCGCGCTGGTCCCGATTGCGATGGACGGGTCCTTGCGCTGCTTGCTCAGGATGGTACCGGCGGTACCTGCGGCACCCGCACCGATCAGCGAACCGATCGATCCGACGACCGCGATCAGGTTGTTCCCTCGTTCGGCGCTGAGGACGCCGGTAGCCAGAAGGATCGGGACAACCGAAGCCACCAGACCGGAGAACAGGTAGAAGTAGACACGAAGCTTGGTCATGCGTTGCCCTTCAGGTAGTCGGTCAGGACCGACTGGTAGTTGGTTTCCAGGTCCCGTAGCGCAGCAGCAGCCTGCCGAACCGCCCGGGGGTCATCCCCGAACTGGCCCTGGCCTGCGGCGGTGCGTGCGATCCGTTCGATCGAATCACGATCCCCCAGTCGAGCCTGACGCTCGACGTACTCTTCGTGGCTGCCGTGTGCGTCTAGCGCACGGATCAGGTCGGCTACCGCGATGTCCGGCTCCCCGGGTGGTGCGTAGATCGACAGGGACTTCACCCTCGTTGCCATAAGTTCCTCTATTTCGTCGGTTGGCGAATCGCCTCTCACCAGGGTTAACAGTTCTTCGCCCAGGCCCCTAGCCAGCTTGAAACGGGCGTTCCGGTCATCGATACCGTGTGTCCCGCCGTTGATGGCTTTGGTCACCGCCA